GCTACAAAAATTAAATTTCAAGCCCGGTTTTAATAAGCAAGACACAGAATCAGGGGCCGAGGGCCAATGGACAGATGGTGATTTTGTTAGATTTAGATACGGTCTGCCTGAGAAAATAGGTGGCTGGTTACAATTAACAGCTGGTGGTAAGAGTTTACCTGGTGCTGGTAGAGCACAAGTTGCATTCTCTAGTTTTGCAGGTGAAAAATATGCAGCCATTGGAACATCCCAAGGTTTATTTTTATATTATGGTAATGACTTTTACGACATTACCCCTTTAGACACTGCAATCACAGGCGGAACTTTAACAACTGTTAATGGTTCTAGCACTATAACTGTCAATAAAGGATCGCATGGATTATTAGTTGGAAGATACGTAACCCTATCTGGCGTAACGGTAACAGGAGCTAGTGGTTATACGGCTTCCGATTTACAAAAAGTATATGAAATTTTAACCGTTCCTGACATAGATAAATTTACTGTTCAAGCAGCAACAGTTGAAACAGGATCAGGTATGAGTGCTGCAGGTGCAGTAACTGTTAATCCTTATGTAATAGTTGGACCAACTAATCAAACAACAGGTTATGGATGGGGTACATCTACTTGGAACGTTGAAACTTGGGGCACGGAACGATCTACAAGTTCTGTGGTACTGGATCCAGGAAACTGGAGTCTAGATAATTTTGGTCAAGTATTAGTTGCAACTATATTTAATGGTGAAACCTTTACATGGAACGCAGGTGCATCAAATGCTAGAACTATTAGAGCTTCAAAATCAACCTCTGGTTTTTCTACTTCAGCTAATCCTACAGCCTCTAGATTTACCTTGGTATCAGATAGAGACAGACATTTATTTCACTTTGGAACAGAGACAACTATAAGTGATCCTACTACACAAGATCCAATGTTTGTAAGATTTTCTAATCAAGAGGATTTAAATACTTATACGCCAACAGCAACCAATACTGCCGGTACATTTAGATTAGATACAGGGAATGAGATAAGAGCTGCACTTCAAGGTAAAGACTATGTCTTTGTCCTAACAGATAATGCAGCTTATGTTATTCAATTTGTTGGTCCACCTTTTACATTTAGTGTCAGACAGGTGGGCACTAACTGTGGATGTATTGGTCAACACGCAGCTACTTATGTTAACGGTATTGTATTTTGGATGGGTTCTCAAGGTGGATTTTTTGCATTTGATGGTACAGTAAAATCATTACCTTGTCTTGTAGAAGATTTTGTATTCTCAACAGATGGAAATAATTTAGGATTAAACTTTAATGCAAGTGATGTTGTTTTTTCTGGTGCTAATAATTTATATACTGAAGTAAATTGGTTTTATCCTAAAGCAGGGTCAGATCAAATTGATAGATGTGTAACCTATAATTATGCTGAAAACTGTTGGACAACGTCGTCGTTAGATAGAACAACGTATGCAGATCAAGGAGTATTTGATCATCCTTATGCAACCGATTATGATGGCAGCCTAACACCTGTATTTCCTGATATATTAGGAATTACAAATAAATATGGAGCAAGTATTTATTATGAACATGAGCAAGGCACAGATCAAGTTAATAGTGTTGCAACTACAGCTATCCCTGCGTTTATAAGATCTGGAGATTATGATATTACATCGAGACGTAGTGCTCTTGGTCAACAAACAGGAGTCGCAGATTACAGAGGAGATGGAGAATTTTTTATGGCCGTTAGACGATTTATACCTGATTTTAAATATCAAACAGGAGATGCGCAGATTACTTTATTTGTAAGTTCTTATCCAGATGATGTAGCTGTTAGTTCTCCATTAGGACCCTTTACAGTCACATCAACAACTGATAAGATAGATACCCGAGCTCGAGGAAGATTACTGTCTGTCAAGATAGAAAACGACGGTACAGGTGAAACCTGGAGATATGGAACATTAAGATTAGACGCACAACCAGACGGTAGAAGATAATGGCTGAATTAACTGCACAAAATTTATATGAACAATTAACTCCCTTAGAAAAACAACAATACGAGGGTGTAATGGGTATGGGTGGATTTAAAGATAGATACGCAAAAAATCCAGACTCACAACTTGTCACTGGAGATATTAATTATGAAAAATTTAAAGCTATTGCTGATGCAGAAGCAGCAGCTCCTGAAAAAGGTTTTTTTAATATTTTTAGTTCAGCAAGTGCAGCAGAACCAGATAAAACACTTAACACTTCTAACACTTTAAATTATACGCCAGAACAACAACTATTACTATTTGGTGATCCTAATTATCTTAAGAATCAAAACATTAGTAGTTATCCATATAAATCAATGGCAGAACTAGCAGCTGAAAATGCTAATTTAGAATTATTTCCAGCACCTTTAAATACTGACAACCCAACTTACATGGCAAAACAAAATGTTAATCCTTTTTTTCAATCTCAATTACCAGCAAATAGATTAGAGGGACTACCAAGTTTAGGTATTGATACTTCTTTTCGTGTTGCTAACGAACCAGATGTTCAACAAGAATTTTTACCAGATCAAAAAACAGGTATTGCAAAACTATTTGACTTCTTACAAAAATTTTCACCTACAAGAATAGGTTCAGAAATTTTAGCTCCTCTTTTAGATTTTAGTGACTCTCCAAACTATAGACCTGCAGGTATGGGTGTTTACGGATATACACCAGAACAATTAAATAGAATGAATGCATTAGGTGGATACTACTCAGAGCCTATGAGAGCATATAGAAGAAATACTAACCGAATATCTAAAATGTTAGAAAGAGCTGCAGCTGGTAAAAAAATTAGTCAAAAGAATTTACAGAACCTTATGAATCAAGCTGGTATGGGAGATGTTGATACTGGAGGTATGATTGATAGTATAAAAGCATCTAGTCAAACAGGTTACGGAGGATACGGTAGCCGTGAAGCTGCATCAGAAGCAGCTAGAGGTGGTGGTAGAGACTACAGCGATTCACCAGGTGCTATGGCTGGTGATATGGAATATGGTGAGGAGTAATGGCTAAAGTAACAAACTATATACCTGAACCAAAATCAGAATACGATGTAGAAAATCAAAGACAGATACTTGAATCTTTAACTACATTACAAAATCAACTCAACTTTTCTTTTCAACAAGATTTAAAAAATGAGCAGGACGCATTTAATTATTTCATGGCATGACAATACAATATAAAAATGCAATTAAATCTTTAGCAGATACTAATTTAAATACAGTATTAACTATATCTACAACTGCTGTAGCTATTATCAAAAGTGTTTATTTTACTAATTCTAGCACAGGCACTATTCTGTGTAATGCTTCTATGAGAGATAGCTCAGCGTCTTCTGATATAGAGTTTTTTAGAAAAAGCATGGGTGCTTCTTCACAAGAAAATGCTTCACCTCAAGGGTTGAATTTAGAAGAGGGAGATGCTATAAAAGCACAAGCAGCTACAGCAAGTAAAGTAACAGTTGTTGTTAGTTATGCTTTAATAACTAGAGAGAATGAAAATGGATGATCTAACAAAAATTGATTGTACAACTATAACAACCTATAGAAATACAAAAACCGGAAAGACATATAAAGAAAAGAAAGAAGGACCTGATATTGTAGAGGACGTTACTGTGCAGGTTACTAATAAAGGTTTAGAAGTATTTCAGAAAGTAATGAATGACACTAAAAAATCTACACCCTAAAGGTGGAACAGAATTACAATTTGAGTATTTAGAAAAATACGTAGATAAAAATTTATTAGATCAAGTGCATATATGCACTTCGGTCCCAGAGAAAATATCTCTACATCCAACTAAACCAAATATACTTTGGCAAAAAAATTCTTATGATCAACCTAATCTAGCTCCATGGTTTAGTGATCCTTCTAATCATAGTAAATACGACTGGTATGTTTTTAATTCACACTGGACATATGAAAAATATAGATTTCATTTTGATATACCTACAAATAGGTCTGTGGTTATTAAGAATGGTATTGATAAAATAGAAAAGGCTAAGCCTTATGTAAAAGGTGAACCTATAAAAATAATACATCAAAATACACCTTGGCGTGGTTTATCTGTATTATTAGGTGCAATGCAATTAGTAAAAAATCCTTTAGTTACTTTAGATGTGTATTCATCTACAGAAGTTTATGGTCAAGATTTTTATGACAAGAATGATCATGAGTACAAAGAGCTTTACGAACAAGCTAAAAAATTACCTAATGTAAATTATATTGGTTATAAACCAAACCAATACATAAAAGATAATTTAAAAAATTATCATATGTACGCTTACCCTAGTATCTTTGAAGAAACTTTTTGTATATCTTTATTAGAAGCCATGGCTGCAGGTTTATATTGCATCGTAGATGACTTTGGCGCTTTGTATGAAACAGGTGCAGAGTTTCCTATGTATGTCCCATACGATAAAAACCATAGAGCTCTTGCTCAAAAGTTTGGTTTTGGTATTGAGCAAGCATCACACACACTAGATCAAAAACAAATACATGATCATTTAGATTCACAATCTAGATATGCACATATTTATTATAATTGGAATAAGATAGGTATTCAGTGGACTACTTTTTTGAAAGGAGTAATTGATGCAAAATCCAAATAAGCCAATATGGTTTGGTCAAGAAAGCACTGTGGAAACAATAGATTTATCAGATCCTAAACCAGAGTCTAAATCACCATGGAAGATAATGGTTTGTACACCTTGTCATAGTGATACTTCAATGCATTACACTCAAGCAGTATTAAAATTTCAACAAGATTGTATACTCAGAAAAATATTAGTTAGTTTTACTTTAATGAAATCGTCTTTAGTTACACAAGGTAGAAACTTATGTGTAGCTGAAATGTTAAATCATGAAGATGGTTATACACATTTGTTATTCATAGACTCAGATATTGACTTTGATTTTGCAACTATTGAGACAATGTTAAAAGCAGATAAAGATGTTATCGCGTGCCCTTATCCAATGAAGTCATTAGACTGGGATAAAATATTTCAAGAAAAAGATAAGGCTAAAGACCCTGATCATTTAAGAAGACCTGGATATACCTTTCCTATTAAATTAGAAGATCAAAACTTTATACAGTCCGATGGTGGTATTGTAGAAGCAACACATGCTCCTACTGGCTGTATGCTTATTAAAAGAACAGTATTAGAAAAAATGATAAAACATCACCCTGAGTTAGAGATATTTCAACCTACTAATATTAATGGTAAAGAAGTTAAAAAACCAAATTTCTATAACTTTTTTGATACCATTCATGATACAAAGACTAAACGTTATTTCGGTGAAGACTTTGGTTTTTGTCAAAGATGGACAGATATGGGCGGTAAAGTATATCTATATATCATGGATTATATAACTCATGTCGGTGAACATCAGTTCTGTGGAAGGTTTTTTGACAACTTAAAACTGGTTGACGATAGTAAAAAAATCAAATAAAGTGTTATATTTCAGGAATAGTACGCCTGCC